TGCTGAGCTGGCACGCCTCCGGGCCTCCCTGCCCCCGGCGCTTCGTCGGGCGATGGAGGGCGCGGCGTGACCGTGGCGACTCACGAGGCGCTTGCCAAGATGCGCGCCATCGTCCAGGCCTGCCAGGAAGACCCGCTGGCCTGGATATCCTGGCTCCCCGTCCAGGCGTCCTTCCTTGCCGACCCGGCGGCCATCAAGCTGCTCAGGGCAGGGAACCAGGTTGGGAAGACCTGGGCCGGTCTGGCAGAGGTCCACTACCAGGCGCTCGGGCGGCACCCGCTCCGGCCCATCGCCCCGCGGCCTGAGGGCGCCCGCTTCGAGGCCTGGGTGGTGTGCAGCTCGTGGGCGCAGTCCCTGGCCATCCAAGAGAAGCTCTGGCACATCGCCCGGCGCTACCTCGTAGACGACTGCAAGTATGACCCCATCAACGGGTTCCACGCCAACAAGCCGGCGGCCCGGTACAAGAACGGCGCCATCGTGCGGTTTAAGACGGGCAACCAAGACAGCCTCGATCTTGCAGGCGCCACCATCAACCTCGTGCTCTTCGATGAGCCCCCACGGCCCACGGTCTTCTCCGAGGTGCTCCAGCGCGTCAAGCGCCTCCAGGGACAGGTGCTGCTCACCCTGACACCCATCGGCGCGCCCGTCGATTGGCTGCGGGCGATGGTGGAGGAAGGGGCGGTCTCGGAGCATCACACCCGGCTCACGCCTGAGGCGCTCATCCCCATCGGGGAGACGGAGCCCCTACGCCTCCCCGACGGGCGGCCGATGGATGCTCAGTGGATCACGGAGGCTGAGCGCGTGTGCCTGCCCTCGGAGCGGGACGTGCGCATCCACGGGGGATGGGAGACCCGGACCATCCAGCGGGTCTTCGATGCCTTCGATACCGGCGTTCACGTGCGGCCCATCACCGGCCTCCCCGAAGGGGAGTGGGAGCTCGTCTTGGGGCTGGACCACGGCACGAAGGAGTACAAGCAGAGCGCCATCCTGGCCGCGGTCCAACGGCCGGTCAAGGAGGCCGACCCGTACCGGCTCATCGTGCTGGACGAAGACGTGGGCGCTCACGCCCGGAGCCAGAAGGGCGATGCCTTGGCGCTCTTGGAGATGCTTGACCGCAACGGGTTTTCCTGGAAGGACCTGGACGAAGTCTGGGGCGACCGTATCCACATCGGAGGGACGGGCGACAAGAAGGCGAACCGGGACCTGGCCGCCAACATCGCCCGGCTTCTGCACGTTGACGAGCGCTCCCTCAAGCCGGGCATCCTGACGGTCAAGCGCGGCGTGGGGCGCAACAAGGGCAGCGTGATGGCGGGGTGCCGATGGATCTACCAGCTCCTGGTAGAGCCCGGGTCCTTCGTCGTGTCGCCCCGGTGCGCGCACCTCATCGACGCCCTCGAGAAGTGGCAGGGTGCCGATGACGTCCACAAAGACAAGCTGGACGCGCTCCGCTATGCGCTACAGTCGCACATCTTCCGCCGTCAGGCTACGCTCTCCCGGGCGGCCGCCGGCCGCACCCTCCGCTTCTACTGAGGCCCGCCGATGTACCCTCGTGATGCCCTCGGCTACGCGCCCCCGTCCTCTCCCGATGAGGTGACCCGCGCCCGGTGGGAAGAGACCAGGCGGCGGCGGCGGCTGCTGGATGGCGTCTGGAGGTCGGACCTCGAGCGCCACCTCGAGCGCCACCTCGGGAGCGTCCGGCGGGAGGCCTGGGGGCCGGTGAGCTTGGCGGCCAACGTCTTCGAGGCCGGGTGCCGAGAGCTCTCCGTGCTCTATGACCATGAGCCCGAAGTCACTCACGAGCGCTCGGAGGCGGTCGGCATCGAGCGCCAACTACGCATCGCCGGGCTGTGGGGCCTGATGGCCCGGGTGCAGTTCTACGTCACCGGCCTCCGGGAGATGATGGTCCGGGCGCACGTCGCCGAAGACGGGCGGCTCCGCTTCCGGCCGGTGTACCCGGATATGGTCTGGGCTGACGCCCCGGTGGATGCGCCTGAGCAGCCCCGGACGGTTCACGAGTACCGGCTCCGGCACGTGGAGGGGCACGGCCCCGAACCTGTCTGGACCGTGGACGTGCTCTCCGTCGCCGACCCTGAGGCGCCCGTCTACCGGGTCCACCTGCTGACCGGCGGGGGCACCTTGGGGGCTGACATCTCGGAGGCCACCTTGGGCGGTGACTACTCCGGGGAGGCCTACCCCTACCGTCGGGCCGATGGGCGGCCGGTGCTGCCCTACGTGCTCTACCACGCGGTTCGACCTGGTGACCGGCTGTGGGACCCCTACGCCATCCAAGAGGTGGTAGACGGCTCCCTCGATATGGCGGTCTTCTCTGCCTTCGTGGCTCACAGCTTCCGGGACTCTTCGTGGCCCCAACGCTACGTCGTGAACCTCGAGGTAGACGCGGCAGAGGTTGTCGAGACGCAGAACGGGCGGCGGATGGAGGTGGTCACGGACCCCGCCTCCTTGCTCCGCTTCCGTTCCGCCCGGGACACGGAGGATGCCGGCCAACCGATGGTCGGGCAGTTCCAAGCCGGCGCCGATGTCGAGAAGATGCAGGGCGTCCTCGAGTCCATGACGGCGCGCCTGGCCGTGTCCATGGGCGTCCCGCCCTCGGACCTCCAGCGCATGACGAGCACGGCGCGCAGTGGGGCGGCCATCGCGCTCACCAACGAGGGCAAGCGGACGGCGCAGCGTCGGGCCGCGGTGTCCATGCGGGACTCCGACGAGCGCCTCGTCGCGCTCTCCGCCATCCTCCTCAATCGGTTCCTCGGGTTCCCGGCGGGTCAGGGATACCCTGAGTCCGGCTACCAGGTTCGCTACAAGGAGCTCCCCCTGTCGCCTGACGAGCGCCGCGCCCGTCGTGAAGACGTGCTCGCCTTGCTTGAGGCCGGGCTGATGACGCAGGCCGAAGCGTACCAGGAGATGCACCCCGGCCTCTCCTTCGAGGTGGCGGCCCGGCGGGTGGAGGCGCTGGAGGCGGCCGCCCCTGCCCCGGTGGCCCCTGCCCCGGTGGCCCCGGTGGTTGAGGCCCGTGACGAGTCGGATGAGGATGCGGCGGTGGAGCTGGACGGCGCCCGCATCGCTCTTGCGGCGGCCTTGGCGCTCACGCCTACCGCGGAGGTCGAGGCCTACCTCCGCACCGCCCTCGAGAGCTTGGACGAAGCGGTGGCCGTCCTGACGCGGGAGGATGACTGATGCCGCTTGTCCCCCCGGCGGACGTCGCGGCGGCCGCGGCCCGTGGCCTCGAGGTGCGCGCCACCAAGCCCCCGTCGGAGCGCGGCGGTACAGCCGTCGGCCTGGCCAGGGCGCGGGACCTGTCAGGGCGCCGGGTGGTCTCCTTCGACACCGTGCTCCGCATGGCCAGGTACTTCGCGCGCCACCTCATCGACCGGGAGGGGGCGACCTGGGCTGAGCAGGGCAAGGGCTGGCAGGCCTGGCAGCTTTGGGGCGGTGACCCCGGCGTCCGTTGGGCGCTGACGGTCATGCGGCGGGAGGCCCCGGCCTTGTACGAGGCCTTCGTCGAGACCCGGACGGGGCGCAAGCTCCGTGAGCAGTTCACTTCCTCTGGAGAGCGATAACCATGAGCAGCGAGACCACGGCGGATACTGTCCCCTATGCCCGGTTCCGGGAGACCATCGAGAAGCTCCGGGAGGCTGAGGCGCGCATCGCCAACCTCGAGGGCGAGGTCAAGAGCGCCGGCACCGCGGCCCAACGGGCGGCGGCTCTGGAGGCTGAGCTCACCGCGGCCAAGCAGGCGGCTGAGCAGACGGCCACGCGGTTCGACCGCTGGAAGGCGTTGACCTCCACCGGCATCACTCACCCCGACTTGGCCAGCGCCATCGAGGCTGAGTACGAGCGCATCCAGCCCGGGGACGGCGGCAAGCGCCCTGACCTGGTGGAGCTGGTGAGCGCTTGGAAGTCTAAGCCCGATGAGGCGCCCTTCCTCCTTCGGCCGCACCTCCAGGCCCTTGCCCCCGCGGCGGCCCCGGCGGCTCCCGCGGCGCCCGCCCCGGCCGGCTTCGCTGGCCAGCGTCTACCGGCGGCCCCGGTCCCGGCGGCTGACCGTGGGGCGGTGCAGCAGTCACCCTCTGCGGGGGCCTCCGGCAAGCTCACGCCTGAGCAGTGGAAGGCGACCCGGGCGAAGCTCATGGGCGGTTGACGGCTTTGGGGCCGGGTGGTAGCATTCGGGCAGGCCTCGGGTCGCTCCCCGTAAAACGCGTCGGCCGGTGCAACTTCTGACGCAATAGGGGGCTTCACATGGCCAACGAAATCTACTACTCCGGTCTCGGTGACCTGACCGTCGCCGAAGTCATCCGCAACGAGCTCATGCTCCTTCTGGCCGACCGCGCCGACCTGAGCGCGCACCCCGCCATCATGCAGCTTGGCGACGTCGGCGCTCAGGGTTCCACCGTCGTCAAGATCCCGCTCGCCGGCCTGGACGGCTATGACGTGATGACCTCGGTCAACGAGAACGCGTCCAGCTCCAACGTGGCGCTCACCGACTCCAGCGCCACCGTGACCATCGCCCGGTACGCCCTCCAGCGTGAGATCAGCGGCCTGGCTCAGATCACCTCGAGCGTCGGCCTCCGCAACCTCCTCCGCTTCCTCTCGGACATGGTGGGCGGCTACCGCATGGCGAAGACCGCGGCCATCGCCACGGCGGCCTCGGGCTTCACCTCGGTCAAGGGCACGACCGGCACCGCGATGACCGTGGAGACCTTCCTCTCGGCCCGCTACGCGCTCCAGCAGAGCAACGTGAACGGCCCGCTGGTCTCCATCCTGTACCCCAAGCAGGTGACGGAGCTTCAGGACAGCATCGCCTCCCTGGGCGGCGCTCGTCAGTACAAGGAGCCCACGCAGGACATGATCGACCGCTTCGGCCAGGGCTACCAGGGCTCCTTCGCCGGGGTGGACATCTTCGCCTCCAGCAAGGTCCCCAGCGCCAACGCGGGTGCGGACTCCAAGGGCGCGATGATGGGCTACGGCGCCATCGCTCAGGCCTTCGCCTCCCCGCCCCCGGTCCCCGGCGCTGAGGGCTCCATCGTCGTCGCCGACGGTGGCCAGGTGGCGGTCGAGTTCGAGCGCTCCGCTTCGGCGGACCTGACCAAGATCGTGGGCCGCTCGTACTTCGGCACCGCGAAGGTCCAGGACGCGCTCGGCGTGGCCATCCTGTCCCGCCGCTGATCGTCTCGGGGTCGGCTGGGGAGGCCCGGGGCCTCTCCAGCTCGGCCGCCTCCCTGGCCGCCCCCGTTTGCCTTCGCCCCGGTTTTCTGGAGAGACCATGCCCATCATCTCGCAGGGAGCGCCGCCGGCTACCGGCATCCTCCCCACCTCACAGGCCTACGGCGGAAACGCGGGCCTCCCCACGGAGCCGTCCAACGAGTTCATGCTCCGGGCGCACCCGTTCTCTTGGAGCATGGATGGGGAGGGCGGCCTCTTCCCGTGCCTTGACCGGCTCTGGAAGACGCCCGGCCTGAACAACGTGGACGAGCACGGGGACACCTCCTTCGCTGAGGCGATCAGCGCGAAGGAGGGATGGAAGGTCATCCCCCTGGACGCCTGCCTCGCCACGGACACCCCGGACGGCCGCTCCGGCTACCTGCGGGGCTTCCCTTGCCGCCGCGGCGGGACGGTCTGGGTCACCGCCTGGGAGCACCCGGAGGTGCTCGCTGACCGGGTGGTCTGGCACACGGACCATGCCGGCTACCGCGCCTGGCTGGAGGCGCTCATCACCCGGGGGACCATCGCGGCCCCTCACAGCAGCGTGCTCGAAGAGAAGACGCAGGAGCTGGTCTCGCAGCTTCAGCAGGCGCAAGCTCAGGCGGCCTTCTCCCCCCCGGCGGCGGCCCGTGTCGAGGGCATCCGCAAGCAGCTTGACGGCCTCAAGGCCTACGCCTCCGGGGGCGCAACCCCGGTCAAAACCGCCCGCAAGTGATAGGAGGGCCGCATGGCCACGTCCGTTCTCGCCTCCCGTGCCATCGGCCGCAACGAGCTTGAGCTCACCTTCGGCATCCCGCTGACGGACTTCGACGCGGCCGCCCTCAACGAGACCCTCGATCTCGGGACCATCCCGGCCTACGCCATCATCCGTGAGGTCATCCTCGAGAAGATGGTCTCCGCGGCTCACCCCACGGCGACCTCCGTGGCGGTCGAGATTGGCACGTCGGCGGACCCGGACGCCTTCGTGACGAGCACCTCCATCCTCGCGGCCGGTGCTACCCGGACCTGGACCCCGACGGCGGCCGGCCCTTACGCCCCGGTGGCTGACGTGGCGCTCAAGGCGAAGGTCACCGCGGATGCCAACCTCGGCAACGGCACGGCCTCCAGCTTCACCGCCGGCTACATCGCCGTCCGCGTCATCTACCGCGCCCTCCCGCTGCTGACCGCCTGATGTCCTACCTCGCCGCCCGCTTCCAGCTTGTGGACCTCATCGTCCGGGGCGTTGACTCCGCTCTGTCTCTGCGCATCGAGCAGAACGGGGCGGCGGTCACGCCTTCGGCGGTGACGGTCTCCGTCTACCGGCCTGACGGGTCGGCGCTGGTGTCGGCGGCGGTGGTGACCCCGGGGGCCACCTCGAGCTACACGGTAGCGGCCGCCACCACGACCGCGGAGGCCCTTGGGGACGCTTGGCGGGTGGAGTGGACTGCTACCGTGTCGGCGGTCCCCACGGTCTTCCGCAACGAGGCGGCCCTCGTTCGCACGAAGCTCTTCCCGGTCATCACGGACACGGACCTGTACAACATCGCGTCGGGCCTCGATCCCACCTCCCCCACGGCGCTCACGTCGGAAACGACCTACGCTCAGTGGCGGGATGAGGCCTGGAACCAGATCAACGGGCGCATCATCGGGCAAGGCCAACGCCCCTGGCTGGTGATGTCCCCGGTGGCGGTGCGGGACGCCCACCTCTACCTGACCTTGGCGCTCATCTTCGAGGACCTCGCCACGCGGCTCAACGAGGCCTACGAGATGCGGGCGGCCTCCTACCGTCGGCACTACGAGGCGGCCTGGACGCGGCTCAACTTCCGATACGACGCGGATGAGCAGGGCCAGCTCGTGGACGATGACCGGCGCCGGTCCAGCCGTGGCCCCACGTTCCTCTCCGGGGGGCGGCGCTCATGGCTGTACTGACCCGCACCGCCCTCCGGCAGCGCATCCAGGCGGCCGTAGACGCCGTGACCGGCCTCA